CAAATATCGATGGTGACCGCCCTGCAGCCCTCTGTTACGTTGATGACTGGATGAAGGGCTTCATCATACTGACCGCCTACAAAGCCGGTACTTATAAGCCTGGCATGGAAAAGGATCTGGAAGTATTATCTGAAGACGAAAAGGATCTGGATACTCTGGCCCAGAAGCTCATGGCGGACTACAGCCTGATCAAAGGTGTAGTTCCACCAGAGAAGCCTAAGACCTTTGCGGATGTTTATCAGCTCTTCTATGATTCCAAATACCATGCAGGAAGCACATTCTCACAAAGTAGCAAAGATTCCATGCGTGCCGCTTACAAAAACAGTGCTGTTCTGCATGACCGCCCCTGGAATTCTTTAAGAGCGATTGATTTTCAAACCGTTCTTGACAGCTGTCCTCTGAAGCGCAGCAGCATTGAATTAATCTTAAATCTTTTTCGCCAGATGTGTGACTTTGCTGTTGATATGGATATTTCAGACAAAAATTATAGTCGTAATCTTACGATAAACAAAGATGAGGATGATGAACATGGTATCCCATTCACACCACGAGACTTGATGACCTTATGGTGTCATTCTGATAATGATGTAGTAGAACTGCTTCTGATACTCTGTTATTCTGGCTGGCGTATCAATGAAGTACGAAAATTACACATTGACCTGGAAAACGGATATTTTGAAGGTGGAATAAAAACAAAGGCTGGAAAAAATAGAATCGTCCCCATTCATTCTGCGATCTATTCACTGGTACAGCACCGGTACAAATTATATGGCACCCTTCTATCACAATCTGCCCCAGCTTTCAGGCAGAACATGTATCAGGTTTTAGCGCAGCTTGGAATAGAAAAACATACTCCTCATGATTGCAGACACACTTTTTCCAAACTTTGTGAAGATAGCCATGTAAATGAGAATGACCGAAAGCGCATGCTTGGACATTCTTTTAGTACTGATGTAACAAACCGTGTTTACGGCCACCGTGATTTAAAAGATTTGAAAATAGAAATTGAAAAAATTGATAAAGAATGTTTTGTGACTTTATTGTGACCAATAGACCCCAAGAATACTTATTTTTTCTAAAGAGTTCTAAAGACCGGATATTGAGGAAAACCGCATAAAACCTTGCTTTTTACGCGGTTTCCATTCAATTCCGTTTACTTCAAAACAGTAAAGTTTTTAAAATTCTTTAAGATTTGTATTATTAAAGAACCTTGTATTTACTGGATTTCTTATTGACGTCTTCTGATAAGACCGGACAGAACTTTTCCTCCGGCCTTGTTGTATGCCTGGATTTTATCCGCGATCTCCTCTTTTGAGCGGGATCCAGATGCAGTCAGTCCATCAATAGATCCGATGTTGTAAGCAAAACTTACAAGTGCATCAAATTCATTCTGATTCCAGTTGTAGGCACTATACTTGTCTACTTTTGGACCATACTTTTTATCTACAGACTGCCGCAGCCATTCATCTGCCGTTTCCTGGCTGATCCGCAAACCTTGACGGATAGAAATTCCCGTGATTGCTTTGTCAGCATTGGTGGTGCCGTATCCGATGGTCCAGACACCTACTGCATCTTGATAAGCCGTTAGTCGGCAGCCTTCAAACTTTTTTATGAGATTTAAACCGTTATCTGATATTTTCATAGCATTTCCTTTCTTCCAAATGGTATCTTGAAAAGATTTTCTGCATATGCTATAATGCCGTTAGGCAAAAAGAAAGCACCAGTATTGGAGACGCAAAACG